AAAAAGAATGTATATCTCTTGCAACTCCAACAAGAGTTTGAGGAATAAAGGTTTCCCAGCCTTTTATTTTTTGTGGAAGTCCTTGAAAGAAACGTACGTTATCAGAGTCAACCCATTGACCTTGACCCGTATACTCTGTGACCTCTTTATTAATCCCAGGTTTTATAGTAAAATTCTGTAAAGGCATTGCCGCAGTATATAACGTTTGAGGCAATCGATCAATATTTACTCTTCGCTAAAGTTTTTGTGCCCTATGTTGTTTTCAGAGGATGTTTCTACGTTAAATCCAAGGGCAATTCTAGGCTCTTCTGACTGGTGTGTCGATACCTCATGTTTCACTAGAGAATGAAACAAATAGAGTGAATTTGCCTCCATTTTATCGCGCACGTTAAAATCAGCAAAGTGAATCCAATCTTGCTCCTCATTTTCAGAAGGAGTTTTTAAGCAAAAAGCTCCTGACCAACTACTTCCTGTACTAAAATGCCAGTGTAAATCAGTGCGATCTCCTTTATTGTGTGTCATTCCCCAAGCATCTATATATTTTAAGGTTATCTTGTCAAAAACGTGCGGTGTTTTTAAAGCTATTATCATTAAAAATTGTTGAGAAACTAATTCAAAAAAATCTTTATACTCAGAGTGTAGAAGCAGTTCCTTATATCCCGTCATGTTAGCTTTGACGTTTGTTCCTTTATTCATGTAATCCATTTTTGTTAACTTTGATGTCTTCTCTGTCAACAGCTGCAGGTAGTCTTCTTTTAAAAAATTTGTAAATTTATAGACCGAATAAATAGAGGTTGGATTAAATTGAAATACTTGAAGACCTATCATGATATAAACTCCAACCAGCCGTTTATCATATACTTAGGTCCCTTTAGCGGAGGATTGCCTCGATGAGCATGTGTCCAGTACGTAGGACAAAAAACTAATCGTCCTTCAGCAGGCTTAATTCTTTGATGTTGATATAAGAATTCTGTTTCTCCTCCTTCTTCACAATCATTTAAATACATCATTACTAAAACCATGCGTCTTGCATCTTTTATACTAGCTGACTCACAGTGAAAATTATGAAATCCTTGACCAGGTAAAGTTCGTTGAATTTTTAAATCAGGGTTAAGATTAAATTTTGCACAAGCATCTAAAATACCAAACTCTTTTTTATATTCTTCAAAAGGACCTGATATTAAAGCAGCAAAATCGTTTGCCAATTGTCCATTAAAAGAGAGTAAAGATTCATCTTCAGTATTTTGTAAAAAGTATATTTCATTGTTTTGTTGTATTCGTGGAAAACCACTATGGTCAGCCCTATTGATTGTAGGCATTGACTCAAAAGCATTAATACATTTTTGACAAAACTCTTTAGGGCCAACTCTATCGTGAACAGCAATAAAATCTTTTATCATTTTTTCTTTCTTTGAAATAATGTTCCCACACTTCCTGTAAAAGTGGTAGCACCAAAATGACTTAATGGTAATGTAATGTCTGCCCATATCTCACCATCTAATTCCTGCCACAATCTAGAAAAATAATAATCTTCAGACAGATATCTTTTGTGTTTTCCGTAAATACCCACATCAAATAAATTGTATGCATTCTCTGATCTATATGGATTGCCGTTTATAATTTGATCTGAATTATATTTACGTTCAGGGAAAGCTTTCATCATCTTTTTAAACACTTGACGCTTAACTAACATCATCCCTGTAGCGGCTTCATTTACTTTACAATAACCGTGCTGTACGGAAACTTCATCTGCATTATCAATATTGATATTAAAACCTAGTGATTTTGCATGCACTTCTTCTTCCGAAATGTTTGGATTTTGTTTAACAGCGTCAATAACTTGATCCCAGTGATGACATTTTCTTGGATAAATACCACACACTACATCTTTATCTGCGCACACAAGTCGTTCAATATTTTGAGGTTGAAAACCTATATCTGCGTCAATAAACAACATATGGGTAGCAATAAATTCTTTTTGATCCATCATCATTCCAACTAATGTATTTCGAGCTCTACATACTAAAGACTCATTGCCCATTGTTTGAATTCTTAATTTAATTTGATGATGCGCTGCCCAAGCTTGCAATTGTAGAATACCGTGAAATGTTACTTCGGATAACATGCACCCATACATTGGTAATCCTAAAAAAATTTGTATGTTTTTATTTTTTAATTCGTCTACAGGTATCATTTACCACCACACTTTCTTGTCTTTAGTTATAAGTCTTTTTTCAAACGGAAGTCTAAAATGAAAAAAGGCACACTCTTCTTCTTTAGTTGATTCAAATCTATGTGTAAGCCAGTAAGGAAACATATAAAAATAATTACGTTTTAGGTTAAAACCTCTAGTTTTATCCTTGTAAATAAAATTAATTTTTAACTCTTCTCCTTTATGTACATAAATTCCATGAACTCCTACATTTTCTGTATCTAAAATCCAATCAGTTGACATGTCACCTTTTGTAGCAAGGAATTTTTTATACAAAGTATTTTGCGAAGTAAGAATTAATCCTGCCAGTCCTACATCAATGTTCGTAAATGTCCCGTACACACATTTAAATATGTTTTCAGAAACAAAAGCTCTAAGTTGTTCTACACTCAACTTATCTATGTCTTCTTTAATGTCTAAATCATATTCATATATATAATCTTCCATATTTCTCCTTTTTATTTTGGTAGTCCTATAAAAGCTCTACCATCATATTTATTTTCTACATTACCTTCTTTTGCTTCATTGTAGTGAAGAAAAACTTGTGCACAATTACTTCCAGGAAAAGGATCTCTCCAATGCTCTAAATCACATCCACGATATATTAAAATGTCTCCAGGATTTAAATCTACACGCACACCTGCATTTCCTTCTTCCCCTGTTGGATCTAAATAAATTGGCCACGGATCTCCACCTAAATTAAGAGTGCAAGAAATTTCACATGAAGCTCTATCTTTATGTCTGTGTAGAGTATCAGCATGTTTATAAATTCTTGCAAAAGAATAAGTCTCATACAGTTTCAAACCTGTTTCTTTTTCCATTGTGGGCTTTAATCTTTCTAACAATATTTCCATCGCTATATCTGCATAATGACTATAGGTGTTAGGAATTTGTGGATCATTCCATGTGCCTAAATAACTAATGTAGGGAGAAATAATTCGATGAATTTTCATTTGTTCAACCACTCTTCTTTTTAAAAAGAAATAATCATTTACAAAAGAAGTAAGCTCAGAGCTAATAGCTTGTCTAACTATCTTGTATTTTGCGTTTTTAAATTCTTCATTCATCTAAAATCCTTTCCTGAAAACCAACATACTAAAGATTTACGCGTTCCTTTTGTTACCTTAGTAACTTGATGATATAAATAACTAGGGAACATTAAAACTGAACCCTTTTGTTTAAGTTCGGAGATTGTTAAAACTCTTTTATCGTATTCCTCGTGCGGGGCTATAGAGGTATCTATTAATTGAAATTCTCCTCCTTCATATTCTTCTGGGTGATTTAAAAGAATTGTTAACGAAAGTTTTCTTTTAAACCCACGTTCATCAGGATCACCAATATGAGAGTCTTGGTGCCATCCATAATATTCACCTTCATTATATGTTGTATACTGAAAACTTTCAGCACTATCTAAATCAAAATTCCATCCTACTTGTTGATTTACTTCACTTACAAAAGGTACAATCCAATCAGCTATCCATTTCGTTTCAAGCCATGTAATTTTAGATTTTCTAACATCAAGATTTACGTCGCCTCCATCTTTATTAAGATTTCCAACGCCTGCTTGCACAGCTCCTAATTCTGTAGAAAAATTTATAATATCATTACAAACATGTTCAGGTAAATACCCTGCTTGTGAAACATAGTGAGCTTTAAAGTTCATATCTTCTTTCTTAGATGTTCTCCATAATATAAGTTTGACTTACATCAATACATCAAAACTTTTGAGCTATCAACTAATTTTTAGGACGGGTATAAAGACGTATCAATTCCTAATAAACAGTTAGGTTCTTTAGGCCAATTATCTGCATTAGTTAAATCTAGTGAGGCGTCATTAAATAAATCTCTTAATGTCTGTCTATATGTTTTAATACTAGCAAGATCTGATTCTTTCCCAGAAGCTTTCCATGGAGAGTCTTCTAGAACTGCCCAATCACATTTAAGAAGCATATCGTCTCTACGTTTTCTAGCAACGTCTTTGTCTCTATATTTTGCAAATGCTCCTCCTGCATGAAAATTAGTTCCATCCCACTCGTGTCCAATATCTACAGAGTCGTCTGAGCTTTCAAACCACCCCCATGCCGTTAGTTCATCGGTGTTAGATGGATCTGTTTTAACATGTTGAACAAGATTTGCTGCGTCTAATAGTACCCACTTTGCCATAACTATGCTTTAAACTCCTGAATTCTTATTGCTCCAGCTTGACCACCTTGGCCTGGATTTTGTACGGGAGGTAATTGTTGAGTTCCGCCAGTTCCACCAGATCCTACAGTGTAGGAAATACCTGGCGTATATTGTGCAGCCGCAAACATACCAATCGTAACTGCGCCTGATCCGCCGCCACCAGCAGCTCCGCCGCCATTTCCTGAGCCTCCGCCGTTTCCACCATTACCATAACTAGAAAAAGTTAAAAAAGGAGCTTGGCCTCCTCCGTTGCTTGGTTGAGACTGACCAGTTTCACCAGCCTGTGCTAGAAAAGTACCTACTTGCCCTGAAGTATATTTACTTCCACCAGCGCCACCGCCGCCGCCATCATTACCTCGTTGACCTCCTGAGCCTCCATTAGCGCTCATAAGTGGTCCAAAACTTGTTGCAGTTCCTGCAGTTCCATTTTGTGCGGGACTTTTATATCCACCATCATTCATTGAACTTCCTGTGCCTCCGCCACCGCCACCACCGACGGCAGATACGACAATAAATTGTGTATCGGCTGCACCACTGAAAGTTCCTGGACTTGTGATAGATGTTTGCGCAGCGTTTCCAATACCTCCGCCCGCAGCATCTTGAAATGCAACAGCAGTTCCTGGAGACGTCACTGTTAAAACTTGCCCTGAAGTACCAAGAGAAGTTAAACCCGTTCCACCTTTAGCAGTCGGTACCGTAGGTAATCTGTCAGTCGCTAGTGTCCCTGAAGCAACATTTGTTGCGTTTAAAGCTGTTAATCCTGCGCCACTACCTACTACTGTCCCTGGAGCAGAAATGGTTAAATCACCACCTATTGTTGTTGCGTTTAAATTTGCCATTTTTTAGTTACTCCTCATTTTTGTTATTTCTTCTTTTAAATCCTGAACAGCTTTCAATAAGTAAACTCCTAATTTAGTATACTTGATACCTTCTGGATTTCCATCCTTTAATTGCACTAATTCAGGAGCAACTTTGTAAACTTCTTCAGCAATTAAGCCTACTTCATCTTTTTGAGACCCATCTTTTCTATCATAAATTACAGGGTCCATAGATAAAATA